TATTTCGGTCAGATACCGTGCCCATTCGGACACGACTGCCGCCAAGATTTGCGAGTTTTTGTATTCCATATATATAACTGGATTACGTCATTCTCCTACTGATTGCATCCGCAACCGCAACCGGTCTGGCATACGTTAGTTGAAGGGATGAACAACTTGGTTACGCTCAACAATGAGGCTACCTGCGACTTGAGCACGTCGATATTGGCGTTAGCAGCCGCATTGTAAGCCATCTGCTGTGCGTTGACGGCTTGCTGCGCATCCTTGTTTGCGTCTACCTTGTCTTCCACACGGCGCAACTTCGTGTCGAGATACTGTGTCACTTCCACGAGCTTCTTGTCGGTGTAGTTCTCGCTCTTCTGAATTGCGAGTTCGGTCTTCAGAGTGCTGTTCTCCTGGATAAGGTTAGTCTCACTCTTAGTTACGAAACGCGCATCAGGGTCGGTAGGATTGGCTGTCATGCCGTTGTTTCTTCCGATGCCCAGAAGCGAGGCGCTACCTCCCAACAGGCTCGTTGCCAAACCTGCGATGCCGAGACCCAGGGCTGTGTTGCCGAGTCCCTTGCTGGCAACATCATAGTTGCCGTCATTAGTTTTAATCTGCATAGTTGTTTGTGTTTGGTTTCGTTCATTATTGAACTTATTGCAAAGGTATGGGAGAAAGTGGTGGAAGCGAAGTGTTTCTTATTAAGTGTTCTTGAGGTGATATAACGTATAATTTCGACTAATACTTAAATAAAAAAGACTCACGCTGCTAACGTGAGACTCGGTTCGGTATAAGAAAATCTAATGACTATCAAGGTGGCGGTGTGAACTTCCCTTGCGCCTCTTCGGCTACGGAAATATATGGCACTACTTCGTCGCGGATGATGTCGAGGAAGAGTTGTGCGGCTCGCTTCTTTGGTACGTCCTGCATACAGTGGGCGTTGCTCATCAACTGCTGTTCGATTCCTACGATTGGACGTGCCACAAGGGTAGGGTGGTTGCGCAGGTAGAGCTTAGGCATGAATGTTACGTACTTGGTTTCTTCCACCGAAGCAAGAGCTTCGTCAGGGTCGCTGATGATGCACTTGATATTGAGCTTATATAGGTCGCGCTGTATGTATTGCTGAAAGGTCTCAATGGCACGTTCGCCTATGTCGGGCATGATGATTGGGTGCTTCAGAATGTCCTCATACGACACCTTTGAGAGCGAGGCAAGCGGATGGGTGTCGCGCATGATAGCATACACATTAAAAGGTATGCAGGGTCTCGACTCTATCCCTTCGTGGCGGTATGCCATATTCATTGTGAACGCAAGGTCTAACATGTGCGCCCTTAGCGATTGGTTGAGGATGTAGGCTTTAGTAAAGTCGGCATTGATACGCACGTTGGGGTATCTCTCCATAAAAATCAATGCTGCCATGCGGACGTATGGAGCAATAAACGAACCTACGCCTATACGCAGTTCGCCGGTCATGCAGTTGTTGAGGGCGTTGATTTGCTCTTTGCAGTCCTCGGTCTGTTTCAGTATTTCTTTTGCACGAGGCAACAGGGCTTCGCCGCTTTCGGTGAGCATAATGCCGTGTGATGTGCGGATAAGCAATTTGCAGCCCAACTCGTCCTCCAGGGCACGAATATGCTGACTTACCGCCGACTGGGTGACGCAACAACGTGTGGCAGCCGTACTAAACGACTTTGTTTCGGCGACATAAACAAAGGAGCGTAAATGTCTTAATTCCATAAACTCTATATTTTTAGTTATTCTACATTTACAACAATGTAATTAAAAAAGCTTCTCTAATTACAAAGTTAACAATAATTATTTTATTTAGTTTACATTTGATATTAGAAACGCTAATTTTAGTATTATTTTGTCAGAATACTAATATGTATATAATAAAAAATCCCTGCATCTATACCTTTTATATATAAAGGATAGATGCAGGGAATTTGTCGTATGATGAAAAACCTTCCTCGTATGAGCGATTATTTCTTTCTCTTCTTTGCCGTTGTTCCTTCCTCTTCGTCACTTGTGCTGAAGAAAGAAGAATCGGCATTGTCGAGCTGCTGGGTGGCGATATTGCTTTCGCTCTGAGTGTCAATATCGCTTACTCTTTTTTTGAAGCGAGAAGCGAGTCCCAACCGCCAGTTTCAGGCTCTGCAATCTCATAGCGTCCGTATGTTGTGGGCTGGAGAGTTCCACTACAAACAACGCTACGTTCATCGTCAGATTTTTTGCCCGTGTCGCCCTTAATGCCACCGGAAGCGTACTCTACCTTATGCTGAGGATCATACACGATGATGTTCTTCTCACCATCCTGGAAGATATAGCCAAGGTCGAGGTTGTTCAGAGCACGCCCCACTTCTGCCGACTCTGCGTTTACGCTTTCAAGCACAAAGTCAATTTGCTGTTTATAACCGCCTCTTCGACCAAGTGACTCAAAAGAGTGTCCCTGGCTACTATCCTTACACTCGAATTTGTAAAGACCCTTACCTGTGTTGAACGACTCAGAGGTCAATGCAGGGTAGATGTTCTTTTCGGGCTTCAAGGGAGCTTTAAGGTCTGCCTTATTGAAGACGTATACATTGACACCAAGACCACCAAAGTTCTCCAGGCATTCATTAGCTGCGAGGACGTCCTTAATCTCAGGACATGTTGCTGTTACTGCCATATTCTTATAAGTTTTTGTGTTGTTGTTTGGAAAAGAAGGGCGACGGGTTAGCGTATTCCGTCAGGTCAGCCGCGACCGTCGCCCTGAAAATATAGAGTGAAAGAAACTCCGTTGAAGGATTAGCCGTTCTTCTTGAAGAAGGCTGTCAAGCCCATGCTCATGCCAGTGGCAGTGAGCTGGATCTTCTTCTCGGTCGAACCGTTGTTCCAGTTTACGAACTTGTAGTTGGTGCCGTCGGTTGCCTCAAGCGAGATAACCTGATTTACAGAAGTCTCGATTGGATTCTTGTAGGCAACACCATTAACCTTCACTGTTCCGTCGATGTTGCCCTCGTCCTGAGCGTTAGCCTTTGCGAGAGTAACAACGAGGTTAGAGTTGGTGTAATCACCAGCTACAAAGTCAGGATTAGCGAGATTACCGTCCGACATGGCAAACGAGTGTGCGTAGGGTACCTTCAGTCCGGCTCCCTGTATTGACTGAATCTGGAGTTGGATTTGGCGCAAATCTGTGTCCGTGCCGACCTTAACGCCCACATAAGTCTCGTTGCTAAGTGTATCTACACCGTAAACAAGGTTCTTCGGTACAGTGGCGTACATACGGTCGCCTACACCAAAGTCAGAAACAGGACAGATTGTAACCTTTGACATTCCAGGCAAAACGAAATTGCCACCTGCGTCATAATCAACCTTGTAGTTGCCGTGATACTTGTTGGCATAGCCGGCTGCGATGTTATGAGCAGTGATTTCGTTCATATAGACAAGAGTCTTCTGCTTGCGCAGACGAGCGTCCCACTTCAGATACCAGTTGTAGAAGTTGTCGTAAGGTGTAGAGTCGTTGTTGTCAGCTGGAGCGTCGATAGCCTCGCAAGGAATGAGGTTGCCGTTAGCCTCAGAGATAATGCCAGCCTCGATGTCATGCTTGATGCAGGTGTGAATACCGTCATAGAGAGCCAATGCCTGGTCGTGGGCAGGAACGTTTTCCTTGCCATCGTCGAGCGAGATGTCGCCAAACCAGAAGTTAGCAGCAAGGTTGTCGGCGTAATTGCGAAGGATTGCTTCTACCGCTGCTGTTGACATCGGGTACTGGCCCTGAGCGTCCGTACCGAATACTGTTTCGCAATACGCGTCAATAGAATCGGTAAAGTGATCCCAAGCAAGACGGGCGACAAGCGTGCGCTCAGTCAAAAATCCCGCCTGACTGTTTACTACTGAGTGAACGTCTTTACGACGGGTTGTACCACCCTTGCGGAGAAGAATGTGGAAGGTACGCTTAAACTGCATACCGCTGATAATGTCGATACCAAGACGGTCGGTCTCTGCGGGATCGGTATAACCAATACCCATGAGGATTTCCTTAGAAACCTGCTCGGCTACATGCTGAAGCGCATCCTTACCGATAAAGTTGTTTGGAAGTGTTGCCATAATTGTTTGTGTTTTTGTGTTGTAGTTGTGTTGTCTGTTTTGTGTTGGTTGAGGGCTGGGGTAGGGAAATACTATTCCTCACCACGCTTGAAGCGTTCAAAAGCTTCTCTGCGTTCGACGTTAGTCTTGTACTGACTGGGGTCGAATGTACGTAACTGTGGGGTCTTCACTCCCTCGCCATTGTTCTCAGGTGCCTCGCCGCTGTTTAGCTCTTCGCCAGCCTCATTGGTGAGGGCAGCTATCTGAGCCTGCTTGTCGGCAATGGTCTGCTCGGCTGTAGCAAGCGCGTCCTTAGCAGTCTGAAGGTTTGCCTCGGCATCAGTCTTGTCGGCTGTGAGCTGGGCAATCTCCTTGTCCTTTGCCTCGGCGAGAGCTTTCAGCTCGTCGTCCTTCTTGGCAAGAGCCTCGGTGTGCTGTGCGTTAAGGTCGCTTAGTTCTGTACTATGAGCCTCGTTAGCCTGGGCGAGTGCGGTCTCCGCGACTTCCTTTGCTTCGTTGGCTGCGTTTACATTGGCGGAGAGTTCATCGAACTTGCCCTGCAAATCCGCGAGAGCGGTCTCCGCTGCGGTGGCTTTCTGCTCGGCATCAGTCACCTTCTGCTCGGCTTCCTTCATGTGGGTTTCGAGAGAGTCAAGAAGCGAGGCGTTCATATACGCGCCCTCCTCAGTAACGGCAATCTCCCCAGCCTGCAATCCACAAGCTTTGCAAATAAGAGGATATTTCTCCATATTTATATTAGTGTTTGTGTTGGTCGCTTCCGGTTTCTCTGGTTCCGGCTCATTCTCCGGCTCGTTCTGTGGCTCAACCGTCTGCTCACGGTTGATAAGCTCGGCTCTGCCATCGTAAAGCTCAAAGGCGTGTTGCACCACTCCCATAAATGATGACTGACCATCCATCAAAATGCCCTTCACGTCCTCGGCATTGAACACCTTACCATGCAGGTGCTCGTCGGTAGCATGGGGGCAAGCCTGGTCTTTGC